AATGCGGGTGCAATAATAAACAATGCAGAAGAATATCGTGATGTACATACTACACTTAACGAGTTCAAAGAGTACTTTCAAAAACAATTAACTCCATTTGTAATAACAGGAAACAAAGTCACAGATGGAATAGTATTCCAAAAAGCTAGAGATGTTTACTTATCTAAAGGTTCTCCAAATTCATTTAAGCTTTTATTTAGAATATTGTTTGGTCAAGAGATTGATCTCTTCGAACCTAAAAATCAAATTCTTATTGCTTCAGAATCATTGTATACATCATTTGCACAGATAAAAGCTGAAGTAATACAAAATGAATCTAATCTTGGTGACTTTAATTATGAGCTTGCAACAATACGTTTAGACACTGACATAAATGATAGTGATGCATCTAAGAATATACTCACTGTTCTTGATGGTACATTTACTGGTGTTACGAAAAACAATAGAACAGTACTTACATTATATCTTACAAAAAATCCAGATTCAGATATGAATGGATTACTTGTTCCAAGAAGAGAAGTACTTTTAAGAGATTCACAAGACCCCACAAAAGAAGTAAAAGTAAGATTATTAAATCACTTAGGAAATGTAAGTGTCACAGACGGTGGTTCTGGATTTAGAATTGGTGATAAGTTCTTTGTAAGAGATACCACAACAACTATACCAGTTCAGGTGACGAAAGTTGCATCAGGCGAAATTGATAGATTAATGATAAGATCAAGAGGTACTAACTACAGAGTTGGTGATACAATTGAATTTCTTGATACCGCCTCAGGTGCAGGTGCTTTAGCATTCATTACCGGTGTTGATCAACAAGGTACAGTCACACAAATAGATGGTACAAATGTAAGATTAGGTGAAGCAAATACTGGTTATCTTTCAGAAGAATTTGAACCTGTAGTAGTTCCTATTATTCAAAAAGGTCAATACACACATATTCCTGTACCATTTATAAGAACAAATACTGGTTCTGGTTTAGTAGTAAGTGGTCTATCATCTCAGGTTGGAAAGATATTAGAGGTATCTACTCCACAAACTGGATTCTTTGACTCAGATAGTTTTGGTATTCCAACACTTGAAAGTCCATTAGGTATCAGAATTACAAATGAAGAATCAATTGATGTAGGTAATGTTATTGAGTTTCAACATTTTACACCAGATTCAGAAGGTGGTTCATTAAGACACGATAGTGAAGTCTTTACAATTAATTTAACAATACAAGATTCTGATGGTATTACAAATGATAGTGATACATTATATTGGTCTGGTATAGAAGAACTTGGAACAAACGTATTGTATGATAGCACTTCTGGTGGTTCTAATTATGCTCCTGGAAGTATGGCTGATTCAGATGATATAATTGTTTCAAGCAACTTTGACAAACACCGATTTGATGGTAGAAGTAATGGTCTATTTAGTACTCAATGGGTTCAAGGTATAGTAGAACCTAAACTTTTAGGTGGCAATAGAACTAAAGATGCACGTCATTATGTAAACTATTCATCTAACAGAAAGTATTTCTTTAGAAGTGGTTTAAAATTTAAGATTATAAGAATGCCTGTTGCATGGGATTCTGAAAATTACAATTGGAAAATTAGACAAATAAAATATTATGACTCTGATGGAGATAGTGATTTTATAGAAAGATGGAAAGCAAATCCTGAATTTGATATTCAAGGAATTACACCAACTTATTATTCTTGGGAATTAGGTCAACCAGGTCCTAATAAATGGGCTAGATGGGTAAGTGCTTGGGCAGCAATTGATGGTGGTCACTTAAATGAATCAGATGGTAAGTTTACAACAACTGCAACCGAAGGAAATGCAGCATGGAAAAATATTCAACACCAAACTACAAGAGTTGCAGGTAAACCTGGACAAAGATATGGATATCCAGTAAACAGATCAGATTCTGATGAATATCAATTAGGTCAATTTAGTAATAGTACAAATGCTATTGATTCAGTTGACATGCCACTAGATAAGTATAAGAATGCTGGTATGAGATTAGGCGATCCAGAAAGAACTACACATCCAGTAGATTCTGACAACGGTGGTGGTGGTACTAGTGGTATTAATATATGGTACGATCATGCGGATAACGCTAGTGAAGCTGGTGATTTAATTAAGTTGCAAACAGAACCAGCATCAAGACATGCAGTACAAGCTTTTCCAATTAAGATCGATGACCCAAGACTTTACAGATTAGATAAGTTTCATTTAGATCAATTAAAACAATCTGCAGTAAATGATTCTGAAAACACATTAACATATAGTACAGAGATTTTTGTATCTGCAGACTTATCAGATTCTGATGGTTCAGGTAAGGGAACATCAAAAACTATTGGTGAATTTGTTAGTACTGGATATGGTGGTGTAGTTGCTACTAAATCAGCTGACGGTACAAGCTTTACAATTTCTAAGGCAGATAGCGAGCAGGTTTTATCTACATTGAACAAACCAATGAATTTCCCTAATGATAGTGAAATACTAGTTTTTGATAGATTACCTCACGCATTGTTAAGAGTTATTAAAGTAAACCCTTCTGACGGTACTAAACTATCACAAGAAACATTCCCAGTTTCAAATGCTATAGTTCAATATGAATCACCAATTTTGAAAACAGGTTTTCCTCTTACTTCAATAACAGAAAAAACATTTCTTAACGAATCAGGTTTTTTAAGTTCTATTTCTGGTGGTATATTAAGAGATAACTATACAGTATCAGAATTCTCATACATCATTCAAACAGAATTATCTATGAATAAATGGAGAGGACCAATCAAAGATACTTTACATCCTGCTGGAATGTATATGTTTGGTGAATTAAATGTTGATACGAGTGCTGAAATCAATACAGGAAATTCTGCATTGCCACACACAGACATTGGTACTGAAGCATCTTCACTTACATTTGATGCAGATGATGATTATTATAATGATAAGCAAACTGAAGGTATTGCTGTTTTTTCAGATAGTATTTCTTTTGCTTCAAATCCATTTAATGTTGTATCATTAACAAACGATGCATCAGGAACTTTCCTTACCGCAGATTATACTCAGAGAAATGTTGAATCATCAATACAATCACAAAGAGGAAATGCTTTCTTTGATTATGAACCAGTTGGTCTCGTACATAAAGTATGGACAGTGTTTGACTCTGAAGGTCATTACAATCATGTAAGAGGAGCAATTGATTCAGACTCTGATTTGAAAGCTAAATTTGGAATGTACTTCACACCAAGACAAGGTGATGGTAAACTAATATTAGGTTCAGGCTTTGATTCAGATTTCTTTAAGAGAGATATTACAACACAAGTTCATGATAGTGAAATTACTCGTGACTCAAAAGTTAATAATGTAAAAACTCATTATGTGCCTAGTGAATTTCATGGAGCCAAAAGATATGGTAATATAGAATTAATTGGTATATCACAAGTCAAATATGAAGATTTTGAGTTATTTAGAGTTTATGATTCAGAAATTCCAAAAGATATTTTTCAAAGATGGGATGCTGAAACTGCCGTAACATTTGAAAAAATTGATTACAGTAGAATCAAAGATAGTGATAAAGATGTTGATACGTTCAACACTCCATTAGAAAGAACAAGAGAAATAAGAATAAGTAAAGCTGTTGACTTTAACACAGCATTAAGACTTAATAAAGATTTGAACTTCACAGTAAATGGAACAACTTACTATGACTTAGAAGCATTTGAACAAAAGTATCATAACTTCAATGCTTTAAGAGATTCTGAGTACAATGAAGGTTGGAGCATACCAGGAAAATTCACAGCATTAGGTAATATTAGACAGACTGCACCTGACTCAGAATATGATTCAGATATGATTGTAAGAGATGATCAAGCACGTAAGCGATTTGCTATTGAAAAAGAAAGAGGATATTCAGATACTAAATCACCTCGAACAGCAAGAGCTTTTGGAAATTATTTAGGTGGATCTAATACTATAATCGTAAGACCTACTTATCCTGCGGGTGCTGGAATAAATAATACAGCACAACTATTAGGAACAGTTTCTGACTCAGATTACAAAGAGAATCTAGAATTTAAGAGAAAAAATTAATGGCAACTATAGGTAAAGTCACTAACGAATTAAAAACACTTTTAACTAAGTCAACACGTGATGAGATTCGTGATACAACGAATGATGACTCGTTTTATGCGTTTATTGCCTATACAGATTCCGAAGACTATCCCTTCAGTGACTCAGACGCTTCTGAGGCTGTAACGGACTCAGATCTAATAGGAATCTATAAGAATATGGTCACAATGCACCGAGTACTGCCTGGAGGTGTTTCTCGAGTGATTAAGAGAAAGAACTGGATAACTAATAGTAGTTATGTCGGTTGGAACTCAGATACTTCAAATGATAGTGACTATTATGTAATGTCTACAGAGATTGTGCAAGGTGTTCCAAGACAAAATGTTTATAAGTGTTTGAATGCTCCATCTAAAGTATCATCCACTGTAGCACCAACTGGTTCATCTTCATTACCATTTAAAACTTCTGATAATTATTGGTGGCAGTATATGTACACAATTACAAATTCAGATGCTATTTTATTTATGACATCTGCATTTATGCCAATACCAGAAAGAGTTGATGTAGCTGAATCCGTTAACGTAACGGCAGGTACCGCAAGATATGACTTATTGCAAGTACAAAATAATGCAATTAAAGGTAGTGTCTTTAATGTAAGAATAAAACATGGTCCTAATGAAAGACCAGACTCTGATAAATTAAGAGGATTTACAAACAAACTTGTTGTAAACATTAAAGGTAAAGATGGAGTAGGTAATACACCTACACAAACATTTAAAGCAACTGCAACTAGAGATAGTGAACAGTCAGCTGTATGGAAATTTCAAGTACAACAATATGGTATAGGTTATACTGCACTTCCTTATGCTTGTGATTCTGAGAATGATTCAGAAATTAAATGTTTCAGATTAGATCTTGCTCCTGGACTTGGACATGGTGCTGATGCTGGTGATGAACTACAAGCGAGAGATGTTATGATGACTTCTCGTGTAATTCCACTAGATAATGGATTTTCAAAATTAGCAAGTGGTGAATTCAGTATGATTGGATTAATTAAGAATCCTATTGATACAGCTACAAATAGAATTGGAACACAAAATTATTATACAGTTGCTAAAAAAATAACATGTGATAACGCTGCATTATTCAAAATCAATGATGTGTTCTATAAACAAGGTGATTCAGATACAGCTGGTAAAGTTGTTTCGATAGATAATAAAGATGTTTTTTATATTAATGTTGGAAAATTAAGAAACAATTTTGCAGACAGTGATCAGATTATTTCCACTACTCACAATAATGTAATTCAGAAAGCTAAGTCAGCTGATGTTATCTTTAATAGTGGTCAATTCTTATCGGTTGATTATTTACCAACAGCATTAGAAAGATCACAAGATCAGATAGAATCATTGAATATTATCTTGAAATTGTAATAAATAAAAAGAGAGAGATTTACTATATATGTCAACAATTAACTTAAATGTATCGCCGTATTTTGACGATTTTGATGAGAAGAAGGATTACCTTCGTGTCTTATTTAGACCTGGTTTTGCGGTACAGGCAAGAGAGTTAACACAACTACAGACTATAGCACAAAAGCAAGTTTCAAGACAAGGAAATCATATATTTAAAGATGGTTCTCGAGTCACTGAAGGTAATGTAAATATAAACTTCAATACACACAACATGAACCTTATATCAGGTTCTGGTAATATTAATTTCCCATTAAGTGGTGCTCTCACAGGTTCAGTTGAAGCTACACTAGATAATTTTTCTGAAACAATAATTTCTAACCAGGACAACACTGTAAAAGCTAGAGTTTTAAAAACTCCTACTGGTTCTGTACTAGCAAATAAAACAGGTAATATTTACTTCACATATATAACAAGTAAAAAATTCACAGATTCAGATCAAGGATACATATACGCAAGAGCTGAAGATAATCCAGAACTTACTGTCACATACGTAAATGTCTTTTCAAAAGTATCAGAAGCTACAATGGCAACTATACTTTCAGGTATTTACTATATAGATGGTTTCTTTGCAAGAATACAAGAACAAAATATCGTTGTATCATCTACAACTCAAAAGCCAACAGCAGCTATAGGTTTCTCAATTACATCAAAAGATATATCTGCAAATGATGATGCATCACTCTTTGATAATGCACGTGGTTCTACAAACGAAGGTGCACCAGGTGCGAATAGATTACAAAACCTAATTAGTGTATTAATAAAGAGTACATTAGATCAAGGTTCTGATCCAACATTCTACAAGCAAGTAGAGATTAAAGATGGTGTAATTTTAGGAGATACTGAAAAGACTCCTACTGGATCAAGAGTGACTCCAAATCCTATGTACAATGGTCTTGGCGATACAATGGCAAGAAGAAGAAAAGAAGAATCAGGTTCTTATGCAGTTAATAAATTCATTCCAAAAATTCAACAACAATCTTATGAAGATTCAGATAAGTTTGCAGTTTCATTCAGCAAAGGTCTAGCTTATATTAATGGATATAGACAAGAAACATTTGCAGATGAATTAATATATTTAGATCGTAATACAGAAGCTAAAAAAGAAACAAACCACAAAATTCCTATTCTAGGAGCACCATACGTAGAAGTAAGAAATGTAAACAGTGGTACAATGTCTGGTATGTTAACTGCTGATGCTAATGGTATTGGTGCATTCACTAACAAACTAGCGCTAAAAGATTCTGATGGAAATACTATTGGATTTGCTAGATCATATGGTTATCAAGCAACTAACGGTGAAACTAATGGTAGAGTATATCTTACTGATGTTAAGATGTTCCAACATGTAAGATTTGGACCATCTGGTACATATGATTCAGACACAAGTCATTTTTGGAGAAACTCCTTAATTGCTGGTGAACAAGTCACTGCAACTTTAAATGGTAAAGTTCAGACTGGTGATGTTGTAAAATTGTATGCACAACACAAGAACGATTCTGACTGGACAGATATAAACTTCTCACCTAATGGTCTAAACAGACTTGGTGGTGTATCATCTTATAAGACTACTGGTGTACTACTCACAAATTCAAATGCACAATTTCAAAAAGGTGCAAAGATTGAAGGTTCTATTGATAGAACTGTGGTATTATCTCCAAGAATTGAAAATGCACGTCAATTTAAGTTTGCAGAAGTAAGAGAAGTAAGAGGTTCAACAAACGATTCTGAAGGTGTATCATTCAAGGCATTTACTGATTGGACACCTGGTGAAGGTGCTAAAATGAAAAATGTTTCAGGTGCATTATTTGGTGGTACCGGAAAAACATTTAAAACACTACGTTCTGGTACAGTTCCATTTGATAATGACTTTGATGTTCTTTATAAAGCACCACCTACAATTTCTTCAACAGACGGTGGATTAGCAGTCACACCAGACTTTTCAGATTCTCAATGGTCAACACACTTTAGAAATGGTGACTATAAGAAAACGAGAATTGATGATGCTGTAGAGATTACAAAAGAATTAAAATATGGTGTTTTAAAAATAAGAAATACATCAGATATTACAAGATCGTCTTCAGTGAATTCCTCTTGGTCAGCACTAGATAGAAAGATTAACTTATTCTATCCAGACATTTACAGAGTTTATAAGATTGTTCATGGTTCTACGAACAATTCATTTGGTACATCAACTACAGAACCTAACGCAAGCTTTGATAGAATTAAAGTAAACATTTCTGGTGGTGCAACTATACCACAAGGTTCACTAATAATTGGTAAAACTTCCAAGACACGTGCTAGAGTAGCACTTTCAAATACAATTGCAACTGGACAGACTACATTATCAGGTTCAACTGGTTATCATATCTCAATGTCAGGTACTGGTGCTCAAGATTTACTTGAAGTGTGCTTTGAAAAAGGTCAAGCTTTCACTGCAGGTGAACAGTTAAAAATAAAAGTTCCTGCTAAAGAAGATGCTATATCTTCAGAAATTACATTTACAGAAGTAAACACAAAAAAACCAGGTTCAGATATTACAGCTAACTATTTACTTGATGATGGACAAAGAGTTGATTCATATCATATTGGTTCTGTTATCAGAAAAACTGGTGTACCAGCACCAGCTAATGGTGATATTTTAATATTCTATTCATACTTTGATGCTAATCCATTTCAATCATTCTATTATGGTGTAGATTCATATTCAGGTGATGGTTTCTATGATGTAGACCCAAGATATTATGGTAAACCAACTGAAATTAAAGAATATGAAGCATACACTGGTCTTAATTTAAGAAATGTTATTGACTTTAGATTTAGACAAAGATTAATAAGTGGTTATGCAACAACTAACAACCCACTATCATTTTTATATAGAGAGTTTGAAAACACTGGTGTTCATGTTATTCCAGATGGTCAATTCTCTACAGATGCAGAATTCTTTACTGGACAAAATATATCTTTCATACTTAATAATAAAGGTAGGATTAAAACAGTTCCAGGTGTAGCAGATGTCAAATCTCCAAAAGACCCAGATATTCAAGCAGGCGGAATGGTTCTTGCAACAATCTCAGTTCCACCAGCAGTAAGATACCCAGATAAAGAAATAGTAATATTCAGTGACCAACAACGTGGATATACAATGCGTGATATTGGAAAACTTGAAAAACGTATTAGAAATTTAGAAACATCAGTAAGCCTGTCTCTCTTAGAGAGTAAAGCTTTACAAGACAATATTGGTACAAGAGTAAAATCTGGATTTATTGTAGATGACTTCTCATCAGCTATTAACACTCCAGCTGATATAACAAATACACAGTTTAGATCTTCTATTGATGTTTCAAGAAACGTATTAAGACCACCATCTGTAGAAACAAATGTACAACTTCAAAGAGTAAGTGATGGTAATCGTATTGATCCATTCTTCTTAGCACAAAACACTGGATTTATCTTAAAATCCTACACACAAGAACAGATGCTTGAACAAACATTTGCTTCAAGCTTAGTCAGAATTAATCCATTTGCAACTTGGGTTTATTCAGGTCAAATAGAATTAAATCCAACCCAAGATTTCTGGAGAGATCCAACTTGGAATGTTGTAGAAAATTTCTTTGTAGATAGAACTTCTTTTGGTGGTGGTTTATCAACTGTTTCACAATCAGTATTCGATAATTTAGTACCAGTCACAAGAGATATTCCTAACACTAACTTTAACACAGTAGAAACAAACTGGACTGGAACCGTGACTTCTACTACAACTGATGACTTTGGTAATCCAATGCTAGGTTGGTGGTGGTGGAATCAGGGTGGTACAACTACAACAACTACAGAAACACAAGTAGGTACTGAAACTACTAGCAACTTTATTGCACAAGAAGAAGAGTTTACAAGTTCTTCAGACTTTAATGTAAGAGAAGTAAGAGAAAAAGATGACGCTTGGATAAGATCGCAAACATTAGAATTCGAAGGTCAAGGATTTAGACCAGACACAGATCTTAAAGCTATATTTGATGGTCAAGATGTTTCAAGTACATGTTCACAAACAGATTTCTTACCATTAGAAACTACAACTGCAAGAACTTATGCAGTTCAAGGTAATTTAAAAACAGATGGTAAAGGACAAATACGTGGAAGATTTATAATACCATCACAAACATTCAAGACTGGAACTAAAGGTTTTATACTTTCTGACAAAGATGGTTCAAAAACAACTGAAGGTACAGTGTTCTTTACATCTAGAGGATTCTTTGAAGTTGGAGATTTAACAAACTTTAGAGCAACTAGAGATGCTGGTAATAGATTAATATCATCACAAACATCTAACGTAACTGGTGAATCAACCGTTACTACTAACACAGTATGGAATCCATTTATTTGGCCAATATTCAACTTAAATATAGGTGGTGGTGATCCTATTGCACAGCTATTTACTTTACCACTTGATCCTGGATCAGATCCAAACAATTTTAACCCAGTTAGAAATGAAGCAAGATCAACTGGTTCATTCATAACATCAGTAGATATATTCTTAGGTTTCATAGATACAAGAGCTAACAATGATCACGTAATTTGTGAGATTAGAAGTAGTGATAATGGTTATCCTGGTAGAGAAATACTAGGTAGAGCAAGAGTTGATGTGACAAAGGCAAATGAGAATATAAGTAAACCAACAGTAGCTACAAACTTTAGATTTACAAATCCAGTTTACTTACAAGAAGAAACAGAATATGCAATTGTTCTACTAACACCATCAGATACTACATCAGCTTGGACAGCATTACAAGGAGAAGAAGATGTTATTACTGGTGGAAAGATAACTTCTCAACCAAATGTTGGTGGATACTTTGGATCATTCTTTAAATCGCAAAATGGTTCTACATGGACAGCCGAACAAAATAGAGATCTAACATTCAAAGCTTACCGAGCTAAGTTTGATCTTGGTGAATCTGCAATAACAATGAGAGATAAAGCAAACTTCTATGGCCAACCAATTGGTCAAGCAGCTCAGGGATTAGCAGTAGAAACATTTAACAATTCATACTATATTAAAATCCATCATCCAAATCACGGAATGTATGGTCCTGATGATACACACAGTGTAAGAATTCTTGGTGTTGCTGGTAATGGAAATATTAGTAATGCTGCAGATTCAGACTTAGTAAGATTTAGAGGAGAATCTGCATTGAATGGTTTACCAGTATCACTTATTAATAATGTAAGTAGTTTAGGAAATCTAACAACTACTTCCACAACTGCAAAACATAAAGTAAAATTTGCTACTCAAGATACATACATAATCGATATGAGTGAAGCTGATTCAGATACTTCAGCAGTAGCTTCATCACCAACAACTGGTGGATGGCACAAACAAGTTAAGAGTGGTAGAGGTGGTGGAGTACAAGTAGTTGCAACTGCAAACGTGCAGTATGATTCTATTAGAACTAATACACAAGCAATTAATTTTGATGAAACCTCAGTGAAACAAGAAGTTAAGACAACTACTGGTGCAAACTTAATATTAAGATCAGCATCAAACCAATTTGGTTATAATACTGATTCAATATATTATAAATCACCACTTGTAAAAGATACAGCTGCAGTAAATCTTCCTATGGATAAACTCACAGACTTTGATCATCCAAGAATTATCTTAGGTTCTATGAATAAATCATCATCTGCAGACTTTGAACAAATTCTTTATTTAAACACAGCAAATGAATACCTATCACCAGTTATTAGATTAGATGCTGCAAGTCAAATGTTTGTACTTAAAAATAACTATGGTAAATACATTGATGATTCAGAATTAGCTGGTTTTATTGATTCAGATTTAGCAGCATCATCAAATACTACTAAGCAAAAACAATATGCTTCTTACAAAGCTGGTTTATCAAGTTTTGATGAAACTGCAGCATATATAACAAAAGATATTACACTCTTAGAACCAGCAACCCAGATACGAGTATTATTTGATGCTGATATGGATCCAGGTGCTGAGCTTGTAGTTAAGTATAAAGCTAGAGTTGTAGGTGATAATACTCAATTTGAAGAATTAGAATGGCAAACATTCCCTAGAAATCAAGTAGTAAATGAAACAAACTTTGGTAAGTTCACATCAGATATTGATTTTGATCAATACTCATTAACGCAAGATGTTGGATTTGAATTTGAGTCATTTAAAATTAAAATTGAAATGAATTCTGAGAACTCGTCCTTCATCAGTCAAGTAAGAGATTTAAGAATTATTGCAGTAGTAT